ATGCTCAAATGACCAAGGGATAACCTGAAAACCTCAGGGTGTTCTAAAATTCCCTTGGCCGAGTATAGCAATATGAACTCATTTCTCAACTTTCTAGCTAATAATGCATATTCACAACTAGATGTATCTGAGCATCAAGTCGATCTACAAGGTTGGATGTGTGATCAGTTTGAACATGTGTTTAGAGCATCACTACCCGATGGTAACCCGGAGCCATTCATTATCGAGGTGGGCACATGGAAAGGACTGAGCACTACTACTATGGCGAGAGTGTGTAAAACGGTTGGATATGAGCGAGCACGTATACTTGCGATAGATACGTGGCTAGGTGCTCCTAAGTTTTGGTGCAGTGGACTATATGAGTTTGAAAGGGGTGGCTCTTTCAACTTTATGAATGGCTATCCAACAGTCTTCTATACGTTCACCAAAAACGTAAAGGTGCTTGGTCATGATGACATGATTGTGCCATTTCCTATATCGAGTGCTCAAGCTCCGGATGTATTGCGTCATTATGGTGGACTAGCGGATATCATCTATATAGATGCATCGCATGAATACGATGCGGTTGTGGCGGACTTGCGAGCATATTGGCCATTATTGAAAGAGGGTGGTGTAATGTTTGGAGATGATTATGTGGACTGTTGGCCAGGAGTGATGAGCGCTGTGGATGAGTTTGCACAGAGTAATGGGTTGGCGCTAAAGATTGATGGGATCGTGTGGTCTGTGCGTAAGGGAGCTTAGAGTGGTATTTGTAGCCTTGGCAAAATCGTATAAACTCTCGATTATTCAATCAGACACACTTTCAGTTGAGTCGTTTGTATATTCGGAAACTTCTACGATTTTGCCAAGGCTAGATATTTGTCACCATTTAAAGAATGGCTCTCTTCTGAAGAGTAGATGGCGGGCAGCATACCCGATACATTGGAGATCAAAGCATCGGCTATTCATGGTGTCGGTCTTTTTTCGAAAGTTGCATTTGAAATAGGGGAGTGGGTGTTCTCAGGAAAGCGAGAGCTAAAGAAGATTGAGAATCCCGATAAGCCGATTGGTGAGATTTGCGGGCACTCGATTGTTCCATCTATTCATTGTCCGCGCGTGCGTGATGATCTATACCATGTTTATGGGTTTGACTCGTTTATGAACCATTCATGTGATCCGAATACTTCGGTTGTATATGTTGATGACTACGATTATTATCATATCGCTACGCGGGCAATTGAAGTTGGTGAAGAATTGACAGTTGATTATAGATGTGTATATGAAGATGAATGCATGATACCGAACAATTAAGATCTGCCGATTGATGATTATGAACCATTTGGGCCTATATTTGAACATGAGATTTAATAGGGATATAAAGAAAATATGGGCGGGTCTGTGAGTAAACCGACTTCTTTCAAGGTTGAAGGTGGGGTATTGAGTTCCGATCAAGCCCTTTACATTCTCGATTCTTACATGTACGCTACACGGGACTTTAGCGGCAAGTGCGATAACCAGTTCTATGTATGCTCTGCAAGTAGGAAAGCATTGAAGAAGGAGTTCGGGCTAGACTATGTAGAGATGTGTATTGCAAAGAGTTACGCATCAGCTAAATACAGTCTGAAGAAAAGTGGTGTATCAAAGACTGTGAAATTTACAGGGGATGAGGTGGGTATACTGAAAAGCATATGTCAGAGAAAACAGAAGTACAATGGGCGTGGACAGGATCCGGGGTGCAAGAGCTGAGACTACTATATAAGGTGTTGCATATACAGCCAGATAAGGATGACTACTGTAAAGGAAGTTGTGGATGTCCCATGTCGTCGCCTGAATTATGGCCCTATGATGGAATACTTAGATCACGAAGATTCTGTGTTCATATGTAGTAGGTCTTCTGGTCCATCAGATTATTATGCAGAGTGGAGATACTATCCACAGTCGCAAACATACAAGCTACTCATTGCTCCTTATAGCTCGATCACACTAAAAGAAAACAACACACATATTGTTCATTCTCTTACAACTTTTGGCGATGTCATGATCTACTGTTCGGATAATGCGCATCCTCATTTGGTGAATGGTGAGGTAGTTTAGGGATGGATTGTGTTTCAATTGTTGATGAGGGTTGGATCTAGGGTGTAAGAACTGATTCAATACACTTAATCAGTAATCGGATTACAGCATATATTGCCGACTAATTAAATCAGGCTACTATGATACTTTTGTGAATAAGTCAGCTATACGTTGCTTATCAACTGTCTTATAGTTGTATCTGAACTCCTGATACCATGCATCTCTATCTCTTATATCAATACTGAGCAGAGGCACCCATCCATCAGAACATTCAGCAGTGCATATGTGTTTATGTATGTAAAGATGTAACTCTGGAATCAAATAGAAAATGTCACTATTGGGAACATGAAACCAATAAAAACTATTCATACCAAGCATGTACGCGTGCTCAGCACTCATATACCATCGTCTTGATGATCTTTGTAAAACTGCACAAAAACATTTCCCGCTTATGTAAAGGATCTTTTCTTGCACCTTCACCCCATTCACTGAAAAATCGTAGAACGACTGATTGTAGAGCGGTCTCTCCAGAATTAGATTAGTGAATGTGTCTCTTATCTTTTGACGATACAATAACTCTCTCTGTTGAGAGTGAAGTTTTGGTTTCATGCATTCATCGAATGCAAATAATTCCATCTGTTTGTAGTAATATGCAATAGCATTCTTAACATCGGAATCTGCTTTCTCGTATTGTGAGTATATAGATGATTTCAACCCTATATTCAGTCTAGAAATATGCGATACATCATTGTATGGAATAAGCCAGTATTTATTAGCGCTTATACAATGACATAATAGCAAATGATGTGTGTATTTATCTTTAGATGTTCGAAATGAGTAACATCCGTAACACGGATTGAGTGTTGTTTTGACTTGAACCTTCATCCACTTATTATCAAGTATATTCTTCGGTTTTATTATGAAGTCCGCGGAACATCCTTCTTCAGTCTTGTTGAAATCAAAGTCAGAAGCTAGTAACTCCTCCATCTTTGCAATAAATTGACATTCTTGAATGACACACATTGTAGTTTCCTGTCCTAAACAGGAATACTTTGTTTTCATTTTCTGACTAACACTTTTTTTCAAACATTCTTTACACAAATGTTGTTTCTTTTTTCCAAAAATTTTCCAAGTATTCACACATACATGACCACATTCACCATTATACTCAAGATTTACACCAGACCAATTTCTAGCATCTGGAATAGCTAGACGTATGAATTCTTCTTCTGATAATAGCAACAAACACCTTTTTCCTCGTATCTTTTCTTCTATGCGTTTGTAGACTTTGGAAAGAAACAAATGATGCTTGGAGGTGGCCATTGAATGTTATAAGCAACTTTTTCTTATATATCCAACAGCAATCACTAGTCTAATTCAAGTATCTTGAATCATATACAAAACATAATATATCTAAACAATCTAGTTGCTGTATGCTCCATATAGTCCGAACTCTCGCTCGAACAGTGGACTGTACCTTAAGCATTGTCTTGTGCAATGCCAATTCACATGCAAGTCTCTGACACTTAAAGCACTTTTGTACTTGTTGTATGCGGATTGTCCATTGTAACATTTCCTTAACTATTTCCATATAGGCGTAAGGAACCATTAGGAGTTTCCCGAACAACGGTGAATTTTGCTTGATCTCTTGTAATTTATTGATCAAACTAGCTATTAACTTTAAGGCCCTAGCATTAAGGCCACCCCGATGACTCTACCTGGTTTTCTCAGGTAGTCGGACTGTATCTTATGCCTTGATTGTTTTAACCAAGACCCACTTCCATTCAGTCTCTGAATCTCGTTCAATTTAATTATTGAACTTTGAATGCGGATTGTCCAAGGTCTAATACTGTTACCATATACGGTGTTTAGACATTGAAGGAGTTTCCCGTCATTTTGAAAGTGTCGCAATTGTATTAAATTTCGTACAACTGCTAATCTATGCGATTTGATTTTTTGGCACAAGGTGGTGTTTATGCCCTGTTAGTACCCTATCTTTCGACATATTTGAAAGGCATGGACTATATCTTATTCCGGATGAGTTATCCGAACCAAGACCATATAGTCTCTGAATCATTACTAAGCAATCTATTGCAAAGCTTTGACTGCGGATTGTCCAATCTCTGAATATTTTAACCATTGAAGAGGTAATTCGAGCTTTAGGAGTTTCCCGCAATTTGATCTTGTCGCTTGGGCTTTTATTTACAGCCCTCACTAATGTGTTTATACATTTTAATGTCCTGATATGGGATCGAGACATGATGCGTACGATAAATACCCTGTCTTTTAGACATATTTCGAAGGTTAGGGTCTGGACTATATCTTATTCCGGATAAGTTATCCGAACCAAAACCATATAGTCTCTGAATCATTACTAAGCAATCTCTTGCAAAGCTTTGACTGCGGGTTGTCCAATCATCGAATATTTTAACCATTGGAGAGGTAATTCGAGTTTTAGGAGTTTCACGCAATTTGGTTTTGTCGCTCGGGCTAGATGTTACAGCCCTTACTAACGATTTGAGTATCATTTTAACGTCCTTACGCTTTAAGACGTTGTAGCTCACGGCGTACACAGCGATCTTGGCGGTAGCGCTGGGTCCAATCTTTGACGTGAGGTTGAGCTGGAGAATTGCATTGTCAATGCGTGACATGTTGCAAGTGCCGGAAGGCTGGTGCTCCTCGGGCTTGAGGGCGAAGGAGTATACGTTGATACCAGCCTTGGGCACGTTCTCGTGGTGCTGGTAGGGTTGCACCAGGGAGAAGTACTTGCCATCGCGCTCGCTGATGCGGTCGTGGCCGTTGAGCTGTAGCTTGGCAGTGGCAACGGGGTTCACGCCGCTCTCGAAGCTGACGGGCAGGAGCACAGCGTTGGCACCACCAGCGGCCACACCGGGCATGCCACCAGCCAGGTTGGTGGACAGAGGGTCGACCAGGTTGCTGCCAGAGTAGCCGGCGGACAGGGAGGTGTCCCAGTCGTCGGTGAAGTTGAACCACTGTTTACCCATGTTGGTGGTTAGGGTGCTGCTTGGGGTTACGAAGTCATCGCGCTTAACCACGAACACAAGCTCTTTAACTGGGTGGTTGAACTGCAATTTCAGACGGGGAGTAGCGGTGGAAGTGGTCTCATCACCGGCGAACTGGAGTTGCTCGATCCAATTTATACCCCGTCTTTTCGACGTATTTATAAGGGTTTAGACTATATCTTAAACTTAGCTAACTGCTAAATCTACTGCCATATAGTCGTTGAACCTCTGGTTAAATTATTATTAACCTGTGGCTGCTGGTTATCCATAATCATACGATACACCATTATAAGGCGGTATGATATTAACAGGAACTTCCAGCAATTTGACAGTATCGCCTTGGATATATTATTCATTAACTCCAAGACTAACATTAATTGTTTTTGTACCCTAATCGAAAGGTACTCGTGTGAGACTTGAGCAAAGCGGCGGCGTTCATCGGTATCTCGAGTTTTAATCGGCGTTAACCAATTATCTAGACTATATCTTACAGTAGTTAATCAACTACCGCATCTCCATTTAGTCGTTGAACCTCTGGTTATTAATTAACTTTAACCGTTGGCTGCTGATTATCCATTAATATCTCATACGACATTAACCAAGTGTCTCTCTTGGGTAGTATAAACTAGCGGTATGAGTTTGAGGAGTTTCCAGCAATTTGAAGATGTCGCGTTGGCGTTTGTAATACGCCTTCACTAGCAGTCGTGGTCTTGGACCACTTACGAGTTTTAATGCACTTTCTATATATGTGCATATCGACTGCTTTTCAACCCTAGATTTAAGGTAGATGTAATCGACGAACAGGCTGCACTCGTCGAAGTCGGGTACAACTTGAGAAGAGCTGGAAGCCCAGAAGCAGTCGGACTTCTCACGGAACTCAATGTTGACCTTGACTTCGTGGTATTGTACGTTAGTACCCCTCCTTTCGGAGTATTTAATTGGGACTAGACTATATCTTGGGGGGAAGCAAAGCCTCCCCCTGGCCCCCTCTTAGGGTGTACCAGGAAGAGAAACCCTCCGAAACCGTATAGTCGTTGAAGGTGCTGGTTTTTTAACCAGTTTCCATGCGGGTTATCCTTATCATATGACATTTTAACCATATTGGTATTCATAGATGTTGGGAGTTTCTCGCATTTTGATTTCGTCGCTTGCAGCGGATTAATAATACTGCAAACTAGTTTGTATAAACTTTTTCGCCCTAATTTTGTTAAAGCGATAAGGGGTAGAGCTCCTTGATACTTCATATTGCTATGAAGAGTAGACTATATCTTGGGGTGGGGGATACATCCCCATAGCCCCCTTCTTTCAAGAGACTGTTCTCTTCGAGAAAGAGGTTATGGGGAGTTATGTTCCCCACTCCGAAACCGTATAGTCGTTGAACGTTTGTATTCGCTGCGGGTTATCCTTATCATATGAAGTTTTGACCATTTTGAGGTATTCATACATTTGTGGACTTTCTCGCAATTTGATTTCGTCGCTTGTGATTTGTAGATTGCTATCACAAACTAGCTTTTTACTTTCAGGCCCTATTCTGTTTAGGCCAGCGTTGCGGTTGAACCAGAACTCTAGGGGAACGTATAGCACCTCACCGGCTAGGGTGGTGTTGGTGCTGGGTAGGGTGAGGCGGGGGATGTTACCCACCATGTGAGCATAACCAAGCTGCTTGCCTGGCTGTTGAGTTAGCTCATTCCATACATGGCAATTTGTCTCTACATTTACGTATAGAGAAAGACTGTATCTTGGATCCATTCAGACAGACCCGTTTCCTTTCAGTCGTTGAGCTTTTAAGGGCAAGCTGCCCAAATTAGTTGCGGATTACTGATTTCATGACCTCTTCTGTAAGGAGATCTTCATCTATGAGGTTTTTACCATACCGGAGTTGTACTCTCCGCCACCAACACGTTTCCGCATTGACTTGGTACTCTGGGTTTTCATCTAGAAAACTTTGCAAGTTATCTATATGTTTTTTTGAATATGATGGAATAACTTCATTATACTTCTCTTTATTTTTCTTCTTGTAAGCAGGTCTAACATTTGTCCAATTGAAGCAGATATTCACTTCAGCCTCATTTTCTAGATTGAAGAATGTTATAGGAACTACGTGATCAATATGCCAGACTGTACTATAATTACCCCAATTCATATCTGACTCAAATGAATATTCAATCCATTTAGTCATGCATTTTCCTATACATCCCGATAAATGCATATATTTATTTGGTCTGATATTACGAACATCACGTTGACATTGACGTCTAAAGCGAAGACTCAGCATAAATAGTGGATCTTCCTTATGTCTATCATAATGTCTTTTGTTCAAAATCCTCTGCTTTTCCAGATAGGCTTCAGGATCCTCTTCTTTTAGTTCCTTCCTTCTTTCTTTATCTCTCCTGCGAGATGCTGGTGATTTATATGACTGCTTTCTTGAACAGTAACAGATTGTGCACTCATTCCTATGACATACTGTGTCATTCTTCTTTTTGTAACTAGGAAACTCACTTAGTTCCTTGCTCTCAGAGCACTTCGCACATGTTCTCATCATATTCAATATTACACAATAACCCTTTATATAGCTTTACAGCGTCCCCGCATTTTGAAAACGTCGCTCGAGCTAATTATTTCAAGCTCTCACTAATACCTGTGGGTATCTATAACTATGCTATTAGAACATGGGCGGATTTGCTGTTGTGTCATATTGTCTCGACTCAACAAGCTGTTCTATATAGCTGTCTGTGCCCCACTTCAACGTTTTTCTCCTATGACGCACATCTAATCATAGGAACGTGGTATTTTTCAGGCCCCACATTTTTGAGCCACTCACCATACTTTGGTACCTTTTATTGCTAAAAGGAATAGACTATACCTTGAGCTCTATTGAAAGAACCCGCGCACATCTAGTCGTTGAAGGATTTAGGTACTTTACTACCTTATTCCATGCGGATCGTCATTTGCCAGGATTTTTCTGAAATCTCCTGAACAGTCGGGGTTATTACCATACCAGAGTTTAACTCTCTGCCACCAATCAGTCTTGGTTTGGTACCCTTCATATAAGGATTGTTCAAGAAACTCCAAATGTTCCTTTATGTCATTGTGGAGTATGTTATCTGACTTGATTATGTTGTCTTTTTTGGGGTAAGGTCGTAAGTTTGTCCAATGAAAACATATGCGCTGATGCTCCTTACAAGTAATATCAAAAAATGCGATTGGTATGACATGATCTATATGCCAATACTCTGCGTAGTTATTCCAGCTGATATCAGGATATCTATTAAACTGATATTCTAGCCATGCTTTGATATGTTGTTTGGTGCACCCAATAAGACTTGATGATGATGTGTCCTTGTATTCTTTCAATACTTCGTGGACTCTTACTTTCAGAGATTCTGAAACTCTAAACGCTTCATCAACTCTTCGTCTTTCTCTTTTATACGCATTTCTAATACTTTTCCTGTCTTGATGATACTGTAAAATACTATCTCTGTTTTGCTGATAGTAATGCTTCCTATATGTCAAATGTCGTTCTCGATGCTGCATATACTCATTGGACCTACATGTCTTACACTTAGCAGACTCATTACCATTTTTTGTGAGAAGCTGTGATTCATCTTTATCTTCTCGACATGACACACATTGCTTTGTCATTGTTATATACTCTAGTATATACATCCTTATATGCCGACTTAATGATATCCCCGCAATTTGAACGCGTTGCTTGGATACTATAATGTTATCCTCACTAGTACTTACGTTGAACTGGTATCATTAATACGATATACGATAGGCGGATTGTAGGCGATGCTATGTATAAGTTTCGCCCTCTACGTACGTTCGTTTACTTCCAGTATAGTAGTACTTTTAAGCACCTTATGGTGAATTTCGATGCTTGTCTATCTTCTGCCCACCAATTTCGATTTCCACGGACTTGACCAGCAGTTGGCCAACCCAGTTTAGCCAGCGGAACTGGTCACTGGAGCCGATGGACACGGCGGGGAGCTTCACGCGCAGGTACATGCGGTGGATCAGATCACCATTGCGGGAGATGGTGCAGGTGACCTTCTTGCCCCAGCCAGCAGAGCCATTGAAGGTCTGCTCGATGGACTCCATGGCGAAGTTGGTGTGGCGACGGTATACTACCTTGAAGACTTTGAGTACCTTCTCTTTCGAGATAGGAATCGACTATATCTTAAGTTTAATGCTATATAGCACAAAACCTACAATCATTTAGTCAGTGAGCTATGTTCATTGTTTATCCCAATAAACTTTGCTGCGGGTTACCCAAATACTCACAGTTATTACCATAACAAAGTTCTCATCTTTGCTTCATATTGGTATGTGAATCTGTAAGGGCTTTCACGCAATTTGATTGTATCGCTAGAAGCTCTTTGTTTCAACTTCTAACTAGTAATGGTGGATTAACTAGTGAAGAGTCCACTTGCATTTTTACTATGTGACTATCTCTTGTTATCACATAATGATTACTTTTCAACGCACTTCATTGATACGTGATTTGCTCACATTACCCTTCGTTACCGAATATTTTAACTAGGGTCTGGATCATATCTTGAGCTCGATTCTATGTAAGAACCAAACCTGTCATCGCATGATCTCTGAACGATTAGAGCACTACCATGATAGTGCGTCAGTTCGATGCGAGTTGTCCCAAGTTATACACATTTTAACCATATCTAGGTAGTGCACACACGAGGATGTTCTCGCAATTCGACGACATTGCCTTTACAGACTAGGGTCATGCCCTTTTAATCCCCAAATCAAGGATTGCCCGATAGGTAGATATCCTGAGCGCCGTAAGCGACCTTTCAACCTCTCATATTACTATGAAAGAAGGACTATACCTTAAGGCCTCACTTGAAGGCCCCATCGGTGTCTAGTCTCTGAACAGTTTAGCCCGTATGGGCAGTCATTTGCTGCGGGTTATCTCAAGTGTAGTATTATTACCATGGGGGGAGAGGTAACCATCACTTTTCAAGATGTTCCCGATCAATTTACCGATGTTGCAAAGGTGTATGTAGTTTCACACCTGCACTAGCGTTGTCAACTCACTCTTCAACTCTATCGCTTTAAAGTTGCATTAGCGGTTGATTCCATACATTTGCTATTTGTATGGACCGGACTGTATCTTGAACGGCAAGATTTGCCGTCCGTCGCCGTTCAGTCTCTGAAGCTTGGTCACCTTATAGATAACTTTCGCCTGCTGATTATCCCAAAATGTTTCAGAAATCATGGCCACATAAGGCATCTGAACATTATGTTAGAGGACTTTCCAGCAACAAGCGACGTCGCTTGGAATCATGGTATCGACTCCAAACTAGCTAGGCATTCTCATTTAGAACACCGTAACTGTGGCCTTTCTGTTCTGTTTTCACAGGGCTTGACCACCGCCCATTGTTGTAAGTTGTTTTTATACTTTATAGTGAGAAAAAAATCTGAGCTGGACGCAGAACAGTTGCACCCCCGAATACCGAGATTCGGATAACCGATATCCAGAATCTAAACAACCAGTATTTTGATGTCTGAGTTCAAGATGTACTATTTCACAAGTGATTGGTTTCTAGGTCACATCCCTAAGTGGAACGTCTGGCTCGACCACCTAAAAGGGCGTCTAAACGTTAATATGCTCGAAATTGGGTCTTTCCAAGGGAGAAGTGCACTGTGGTGCCTAGACAACATTCTCACACATCCGACTAGTCGTATCTATTGTTGCGACCCTTTTGTAGAGACACCCACTGTTCCCAATAGCTTCAATATGTTTGAGATCTTCCAACACAACATCCGAAATCACGCAGACAAGATCACCATACTACGAGGGACTTCGCGGGAACAGCTTAAACTCGACAACTTTACCGCTAAACATTCCGAGTTCTTCGATATCATCTACATAGACGGGGATCATACATCAGCAAGTGTACTTGAAGACGCTATCTTAGCTTGGCCGCTTTTGAAACGGGGAGGAACGCTGATATTCGACGATTTCTATTGGGGAGATATAAGCTCAATAGATGCTTGTTATCTAGGCATAAACTTCTTTTTGAGCGCCTATGAGAAAGCCATACGAGTAGTTGAGAAAGGATACCAAGTCTGTCTGATCAAACTGTAAAGATGTCTAGCAAACGAATACTTATAGACGAGGAGACTGGTGGTAAAGTCGACTTGGACAACGATCTGCTGCTACTAGAACGTCTAGAGATCTGTCCACATCACTACTTCTCTGAAAGTGCCCGAGAACTGGTGTTGTCTCTCGATGTATCGACGCTTGGCGAGTTTAGATCGGTTCTACAAACAGCTGCGCAGATCGCACAGTATGGAAGAAAGAGCTACAAAATAAAACCTGAAGATATTCGTATGGCTATGGCTAAAGTTCGCATTGATCGCGCCGCCGATGATATAAGGAAATCGCGGTCTAATTCTAATAGTAATGAACGCTATTCCACTAAATGAGTGGTGGATGCAGCAAGAAAACATTAGATACCCACTACACTCAGAAAGTATGTCATTTTCAAAACACATCCGAAGAACTCACCGAAATCAAAACTCGTCTCGATGAGTTACGAGAGACTAATTCGGTCTTCACTTCTGAATATGTTGAACTCACTGAAAGCGCTGCCCGATTAGAACGAAAGGCTGAGGAAGAACTCGATTTCTATCTGAATACAGGGTCAATACTGTTTAATTACTACAACATTGTTGAGAACAATGCGGATGAATCGATACCTATACCTGTGTCTAATAAGGGAATATTGAAGTTCTTTGTGAAACCGGCGACTGGAGATGGCAATGGTGGAGATAGAGATGCCGATGATTCCAATGGCGGTGGCCCGATATTAGATAGAGCTTCCTTATTGGAGAAGTATATGTCAATGACAATGGACAATTACATTAAAGAATTCAATGAACAAGAGAAGGAGCTCTGTCCCAACTGTGGCTCATCTAATAGGGTTACTATAACTACCGATAGCATCATCTGTTGTAACGCCTGTAATCATATTGAGTATATGCTTATTGAGCATGAGAAGCCCAACTACAAGGATGTAGCACGCGAGTGCAGTTACATAAGCTACAAGCGCAGTAATCATCTAAATGAGTGGGTGAGTCAGGTTCAAGGTAAGGAGACTACAGATATTCCCGAGGAGGTGTATGATAAGATCCTGTTCGAGATCAAGAAGGAGCGTATCACCAATATGGCAACGCTGACTCGAAACAAGATTCGTAATATACTGAAGAAGCTGAAACTGACAAAATACTATGAACATGTTCCTCATATATTGCATAAACTCAATGGCATCCCCATTCCTACTTTTGAACCGGAGCTGGAGGAGAAGCTGAAGAAGATGTTCGATATCATCCAGCCGTTCTTCTTGAAACATATGCCAAAAGGTCGCAAGAACTTTCTATCGTATGCTTATATACTGTTCAAGTTTATTCAACTGCTAGGGCGTGATGAGTTCTTGGGTAACTTCAAGCTACTGAAGAATCGAGAAAAACTACATGAGCAAGATCAAGTATGGAAAAAGATCTGCGCAGAGTTAGATTGGCAGTTTATTCCTAGTATTTAATCTTTCTTTGAACTGTAGTATGTTTTATTATATGTTGGGAAGTACTTCTTGTAATACTCACGAAGAGTCCAACGGATTGGCTGTTTGGTAATAGGTCTGGAACCTCCTCTGAGGTAGGGAGGAGAGGGGGGACGATGGGATACATCTGTGGCTCCTGGAGCTTGGGGTTCTGAAAGAACTAGTATCGACGGAGGATCATTTTTATAATCTGGTGGTCGTGCTGGTTGTGATGCTGAAAGGAATCTCGGGGCTGTACCAGGTAATTGTGGTGATGCGGGGCTGGATCCACTTGCATCAGCATCGGCATCGGCAGCATCTTCACCTACAGCAGCAGCATCAGCATCGGCAGCATCTTCACCTACAGCAGCAGCATCAGCATCGGCAGCATCTTCACCTACAGCAGCAGCATCTTCACCTACAGCAGCAGCAGCAGCAGCAGCAGCAGCATTTTTACCATCATCCAGCACCACTTGTATCATCTCTAAATTCATGTTCTTCCACAATTTCAGATGGGTCGTGTTATGTATGAAATCTTCAATACTGGAATTTTTTGTAGGTGCATGTTTATCTGATTGAGATTGTAATACAATACCGGAATTCTGTCCCGATACCGCAGGAGATGATGAGACTTCTTTATAAGGAAACATACCCTGATTTTCAGGCAAGTCTGTGTATTGATCGATGATCTTGGTTATGAACGCATCGGATGCTTTTTCATACTCATCTTGGTTATTTTGTTTCTTGAGTAGGTATTTGATGTCTGAATCCGCATTCATGACAAGAGTATTCAGTTTTGCTTCATTTCTGATAAGCCTGCTTACATATGGGTTCGCATCATAATTATTCTCATAAAGCTTTGTATGATACTGGTGTTGTTTTATGCAAATGTTATATAGTTCTGACAGGTATGATTTATAATCTGCTAAACGCGCTAGCATTGAACACTTGCATTCAAAAAGAGCTTTGTTATCTGAATGAGGTGAAGTTATAGTCCCCTGTTGTGCGGGTGTACCACTACTAACACTATTAGTGCCACCTTTTTGTCGAGTAATAAAATTATTGAATTTTTTCATTATGTTATTCAATTTGTTTGATAGATCGGAATCAGCAACTTCTAATAAGTTAAGTCCAGCAAGTTGTGTTTCAGCAAGGTTGGATAAAATCTTGGAAATTACTTCTAGGATGTTTATTGTAAAAGAGTTTGATATTACAGTCTTCAGATTGTTCACAGCTTTCTCTTTGAGACGTGGTGAACTTCTGCTGGAAGAAGCTGCAGTGTCAGTGTGACTAGCTGGAACATCCTGTAAAGGTGTAGATATAACTGTATCTCCAACGTGCTTTATCTTGCACTTAATTTGTTTAAAAGTTGTAGCATCATAGTTATTTGTTTGTATGGTTTGTCTAAAACCGTTTTCATTACCAATTAATTGAAATTCCTTTTCAATACTATTTATTTTATCAGATAATTCAGTGTTATTAGCAGTATTAAACAAATTATGGAATAGACCATATAAAGTCGCATCTCTATTAGATGTTTCTTTGGGAGGAAGTTTAAAAAGCTCCTTTTGAATTATTGCATCAATCGTTTTAATAGCATTGTCATAAGCATCAAAGTTTATATTCAAGTCATCATCTTGTATTGTTAGTACGTATTTGTACTTGGAGATAAACGTTTTGTAAGCGACAATTTTCTCCGTAACCTCTTGGTCCGTAACCTCTTGGTCCGTACTTGTTTTAGCGACAACTGGGTTTGTTAATGACTCATGTTTGATAAGCATCCAGTATCTAGATGCTTTTCCATATACATCAAGAAGCAGAATATAAACAAATGCTAGCTTAATTGCTTTTGAAAAGTTATCATAGCTCACATTATGATCTAGATAATGTGTGTTGACTAGAATCGATGTTATACTTTTCAACTTCTCAAGCACCACATCAAGCTTACTGGAGTAGTAATTTGTAATTGACTTTAACTTCTTGGGTATATTATTGTTTTGTGGAATACTTTCAACGTCCACAACAGCTTTAAGTGTGGTGTATAATGTGGAAAGTGTTGACGCTATATTTGTTGTTAACTCTTCTGATGACGTTGTTGGTTCTGCGCTTTGCAAATCCAAGAAGTTTGCAAGTTTCTGCAAACAATCAGTTCTTGTGCTTTTATAAGCAGTAACCATGTTATTCACTTGAACTTCCAGCCCTGCAACAAAGCCCTTCTTTGCTTCAAGATTGAAGATCCGCGGCCTGTATAAAACAAGATGACGCTCGTCTTTTATAATACGAGTAAATATACAAGGAACACCATACAGTCGAGCTTTCATGAATGCTAAATGGTCATGAGTAACAAACACAAACGTGTTTTGTGCATCTCCTTTCTGCAGTGAAGCGGAATAAAGCTCAGATGCAACCTTACTTTGCAATGCATCACCACTTCTTTTAATGTCAAAATATACTGTTTTGTTTTTATGTTCTGCTACACTCAATAATCCAGAAGTTACATATGTAGATGAGTCAGCATCACTTGAAGTAATATAGCTTGCCAGTTTCTCTACAGATCTGGGAAACTCATCTGTGAGTTGTTTCATTTTGTGATCATTAAAAGAAAACGTAGTACTACCATTAAAACCCATGCGTAATGTTAACTTCTTCAGAGTAGTGAGAGAACTGCTAACGTTTTCATTTTCTTGGGCAGTCTGTTCACAAATGTTCTGGAGACGCGTATTGTATTCTTGGCTTAACTGATCTTGTGAGTCAAAGAGTGTTGCTTTCTTAATTTTCCCAGCAGCGTCCCACACCCCCGCAACACTTTCTATAACTCTTATTTTATGTTGCGAATGCTTAGTTACATCGATATCTGTTGAAAAACTAACATTTGTACTATCAATTATTAAATTTATAAACGGTGCATCTTTGATATTGTCTTTTATCTCTCCTACGAAAAATTGCTGAAATATTTTATATATGTATTTTGCTCTCTCTACTGGTAATATACATCTCAATTCGTCAAATTTTTCATATTCTTTTTCAGTTGTTAGTATTATTACCTCATCTATATACAGTCCATTACCACTACGTTGTGATCTAAATGATGAATTTTCACCTAAATTGATTACAGCAAATTGGTTTTCATCTAGGAAAAGATTTTTTATATCTTCATTTTTAGCAGCTTCATCTTTCTTAGGCATCACCAGTTGCGTTTGAGAATCATCAGGATTGATAAACCTGTAGTTTGTTGGAACACTATATGTTAATGCTTCTATCTCATCATCGTCACATATAAAAAAAGTACCTACATGTGGTGCAAGACTCTCTTTAAACAGTTCGAAGAATGATACTATAACTTTCTCAAAATTGACATCTCCAGATAACTCATTCCTGGCTTTTGGTGAAAGATTATAAACTGCAACATTCCGCACACACTCCCTGAAATGTTTCCATTTCTGCGAATTGCCAATAATTTCATCAGACATACCAGAAGCAAGATGAAGAGGTATAGAATTATATGTTGTAATAATCAGTTGTTCTAGAGCAGAGTTGTTTATGTTGGTATAATCTGTTGTATTAAGTATATCACATACTGTAATTTTATTCATACCACCCCTATAACCACAAAAATCATGAAGTGTATCACATCTAGATAATAAACGGTGAGCTAGAGCGATACCTTCGGTTGCATATATAGCTTCAAATTGCTTTACCTGTATGGGATTATTTGACTTTTGGCGCTTACTGGGGCGCTGTGCTAGCGCTTGTGAGCAGTTAGTATGAGCGAAGTTGTTAACATCTACTGCTACTGGTGGCTCAGTAGCTTCTGCTCGAACATTTTGTCCCCCCAACCATATATATGTCAAAATTCTTCCAATTACAATAGTTCCCCACTTTAATGCAGAACCAACAACACCAGCCATCTTCGCTGTTCTACTATATCCTGGCAAAACTTATCAAACCCCAACAACCTCACTCACACCCTTTCGTGTCACAGGGGGCACATACTTCAAGTCCAGATACCTAAAGATGTCCTCTTCCGCCTCAAAATGGCATGTCACAAACTCACCTGTCTTCATATCTTTTAGTCCATACTCACTCAAAGACAATCCACGTGTTAATGCCCAGTTCCTCATTGCCACATTGAACTGTGCACTCCCTGTGAAGTAAAGCACTGCAAATGGGAACTCATTCGGCTTCGTAATCATCAGATCGATACGCCTATGAGTCCTGTATCTAGGTAGACGGCAGACAGCCATGCACTTCTTATCTCCCAGTGCCAACGTATCGGCGATATACTTCTTTTTGATCATCGTATCGGCAATCGATTTGATTAGCTGCTGTGCCGATGCCTTGGTTTCACCCGAAGTTGTAATCAAGACATCGATATCCCCACTATTCGGCTCACCACGTCTATAACTACCAGCTATCACGGCCTTCAGGGTCGGATCGACTCCCTTGATAATCTCCATAATAAACTCATCATGCTTCACCATCTCTGCACGAGGAATACGCAGCTGTATCTCCTGGTAATAACGTAGGCCTATCTTCTGTTTATCGTTCAAGAGCTCATCTTTACGAGCGATCAATGCCTCGATCGAACGAACCCCGTCTTTCTTCACAAGCTCATTAGCCTTAGCTGGCCCAATCCCATGAATCCCCATCAACTCATCGATGATCTTAAAGTCCCCATCCTCAGCTAGAATGGCATTCACCTTCTTTAGATGACCCGTCTCGATGATCTCCTTGATCTTATCTAGAATCTTATCTCCCACGCCAGGGATCCCTTTGACATCATCAATCGACTCTATCGGGGCTGCCCGTTCTTTTAGTGTTTTTATGACTTTTGCATAGGCTCGCGCCTTCCATACCTCCTTATCAGCCTGCTCCTTCTTGCGAAGGATCTCAAGAGTGTCGATAATGGTCTGCTTATAGTCCGGCATCTCTGCTTGAACTCTGGACTAATATAAGAAAATGAATGAATCAATTTTTATCGAGCGGCAGCAACTTTTTATAAGTTGTTGAAGTGTGCTTGTTTAAGCACGTTTACAGCTTGGGGAAGTTGGCACCGGGGAAACCAACCAGACCAGCACCAATACCGAAAGAAGCACCAGCGCGCACACCTTGTGACAGGCTGGGAGCAGCTAGGTCAAGGAGAGAGAAGGTGGCAGCAGCGATCAGAGCAATGGTCAGCACCTCCTCTAGATTGGGCTTCTGCTTGGGGATCATGTAAGCAGCAATAGCTACTACAGCACCTTCTAGGAAGTACTTTAGGATGCGCACTAGCAGTTCCTTGCCATCAATAGCGAAGCCGGACATATTTGGTAATTTACTATATATTTTAATTGCAGAAAAAAGTTGAGATGCGTTCGCAACCTATATAAGGAAAGTTGATATAATAGTAAATAGACATGGCGACAAAGAACTCTCCCGAACTCGTTTCTTGCAAGGAAGAGGATTTCCTTGATCAGGACCCACCTCTACGCGGACAGAACTATGTCTGTCTGTCATTCATCTCTCCGGAAGCTGTCCTTAAACGTAAAGACACATACTTCATTGAAAAGTTCCTAGGGGGCTTTTCTCAAGATATGACTGAGTTCTTTGATAATTTGAAGGCAAAATACCCTGATGATGCTGGTGTTCTTAAAGCTATCTCAGATAGATACAGCTATGTATTCAATCCTGACCAGATAAATGAAGAGTACAGCTTCTATATGCGTGTGAATAGTGAGAAGCTAGAGAAGGAGTTCTATGAGAAGAATCAGTTCCAGACTAGTGTCCGGGGTCTGAAAGTGAGGGGTGTTTTCGATACTCGCAAAGAGGCTGAAGTACGCGCTCAAGTACTAAAGAAGTACGATGATAAGTTCAGTGTATATGTGGCTGAAGTAGGTTGCTGGCTTCCATGGAACCCCAATCCCGATGAGATTGAGGATCAGGAGTTTGCTGAGAGCGAACTCAATACCCTGATGAAGAAGTACCGCGAGAATCAATCGAAGAAGGATGTGTTCTTCCAGGAACGTCTGAAGGAGAGCGTTCTTGAGAACACGCGACAGAAGCTAGCAGCCGATGGTGAACTCAAGGCGTTCTCAGTTATCAAAGAGGAGAGTGACCTGGGACCTGGCCCTTCAACATCGGTCGCTGCAACTGCGACTGCAACAGAGCTATCTACCGATGAGATGGTCAAGGAGATTGAGAAGCCGGATGCATGGTCCCAAGTAAAGTTGAGCGAGGAACCGGTTGCAGAGTCTACTCCAGCTGATGTGTAAGCCAATAGCGATCAAGATTTTTCCAAGGCTATATAAAATGTGCTTTTTATACAAATGAAACAGATCGTGCTGTTCCTTGCTTTTATAGGTGTCATTATGATTATGCATGGTATCTACCAGCAGAAGATCAAAGCGGCACAAGAAAATGTAAAAGTAGAATATCGTTTTATTCCCAGGACTTATTATGAAGAACAGATTGCAGCCTCGACTATAAGCAACAACTTCAAGAACATGTTCAATGATGATACTTGGGTCGAGAGGACAGTCACATTACCCGCAGCTAAGTCTGATCGCACCTAGTCGGTTTCAGTCAATGCACCTACGCATAGTTCGCGACCACGCACACACATGGTTTCTATCTGTGCTGGCGTTATTTTTACTTTCATGTTCTCGATATCAAACATGGCACCATCCTCTTCCATATCGATGGTTATAATGTTAGCTGCAGGAGACAGTTGCATGTTCTGTTTTGTGATCGTTCTCTGCATCGACATGAGCATATTATAGATATATTTGGCAAACGTAGGTCGGGTCTTTCCATCATCCAACAGACGTTTAAAGATGTTGACGGCAAAGATGTCTTTCAGATTAGATTGAAGGTAGTTAATAGGACAGTTGTTAAACATCATACCGTCTACATATAAACAGTCATTGTAATAGACCGGTGCAAACAGAAACGGCACGGAACAGGTGATTCGCAATGCTGTTGCGACCGGCATCGTAGGAGTGCTGTCGACACAGAAGAACTCGTTCCTCTCTTTGCTCACATTGGCCCCTGCTATAACGAGATTCTTCCCTGTCCGTTTAGCTATATCCATGAATGTTGTTTCTGGACCATACTGTTTGTGTGCTAATATCAGTTCTATAAGCGCTGTTATATTGTTCCCTGAAAAACACCCATAAGAATCGAGTATATTGAGGACCTCTAAAGGATCAAAGGTGGTTATATGATTGTATCTGTCAGTTGTAAGAATATTGGTGATGAACTCTATGCACTCGCGTGGGCTAAATCCAATTGCCAATGCAGTGCATATGATAGCTCCTGCAGAAGTTCCGACTAGTGTCCGGATAACGTCGAACGACTGTCTCTTCAATAGCTCGTCTATACATCCCAATGCCGCTATAGCTTTGAATTCACCTCCAGATATGACAATACTAGTGAACTGACGTCCCATCTATATGCGTAAGATGTTGCCTATTTTTTATATGGGTTTCTTATAGCAGTATGCAGTTACACCTGAGAAAGTTCAATTTAGATCAGATAGGTGACGATAAGACCGTGGTGCTTATTAGTTCACGCGGTGGTGGTAAGTCGACAGTAATAGTTGATCTGCTCTATCATAAGAAAGACTTCCCTATTGGCACCATTATCTGTCCAACAGAAGGCTCGAATGGTACTTTCAGTAAACATGTACCTAAGCTGTTCATTCACACAGAGTATAGTCCGCAATTGATAGAGAATGTGCTCAAACGTCAGAAGAAGATCATCAAACGAATGGAGAAAGAGCGCCAGTTGTATGGCCGAACATCGATCGATCCTCGTGCATTCCTTATTATGGACGATATGATGTTCGATGATAACTGGAAAAAAGACAGAAATGTGAAGTATATCTATGCAAATGGTCGTCACGAGAAACTGTTGTTCATTGTATCACTGCAATATCTAAAAGGTATCCCTCCTATGTTTAGAACGAATTGCGACTATGTATTCATCTTTAGAGAATCGATTGTAGCTAATAGAAAACTGATCTATGACAATTTTGCGGGCATGTTTCCTACTTATGAGATTTTCGATTCAGTGATGACACAATGTACAGAGAACTATGAATGTCTAGTCATCGACAAAACGACAAAAAGCAACAAGCTAGAAGATCAGGTATTCTGGTACAAAGCCGAACTGCATGATGACTTCAAGGTAGGATGTAGAGAGTTCTGGTTGATGAATAATGAATATGCCAAAGAGTCGGACGAAGAGGAAGACGATATGTTTGATGTCTCAAAGATTCAGAAGCGAAAACAG